TCTCGCGCCTGGTATATCACTCGGCTCTTCATTTTGAAGAAGATTCAGGCCGTACCCAGGTGGCAGGGAAACACCAGCAGAGGGGCGGACTTCAGTCCTCGTGATGTTTGTATTTTTGTTGTCGCATTTGTTACCACAGCACCCAGGATCACATGGGTACACTGAGCCACTAAATTTACTGACGTAAACACAGGCGGTGGAATACACATCCATAGGGTCAGCCAAGCACTGACAGTCATTCAGTACGTACCGAGCGTTGCACGAATTTGCCGACGCCGGTGAAGACATCTCCTACTAAAGTTAAAGAATATTTTTGTATAACTAATACAGATGGAGTACGGGGCCCCTCAGAAGCTTCCAGACGGTCGGTATTTTTTGCGCATTTCAGGTGCTCATCATCAGGTGAACGGTCTTGTTCTCCAGGATTCCCTAGAGTCCAAGACTGTGAACTTCAAGATTCCAGATGGTCTGGAGTTGTTTACCAAGATTGACGAGGAGCTGCTAACCCAGGCCAAGGCTTCCAAGGTTGCCTGGTTCGGCAAGGAGCTCTCTGACGAGACGATCACGAACGCCTTCCAGGAGAGCGTGACCGACGGTCTGCTCGGCGCATCGCTCGCCACCGTGAAGGGTCAGGTGACCACGACTGTCTTTGACACCCAGAAGAATCCAGTTGAGCTTCAGGACGTCAAGTCGGACACCAAGTGCGACGTCATGTTTGAGCTGGCCGGCATGTGGTTTCTGAAAAAGTCGTTCGGTCCAATTTGGCGTGTGCTCCAGGTGCGCGTCCGGGGCGCCCCCAAGGCGGTCCTCCCCAAAGACTATATGTTCACGGACGAGCCCGAGGACGAGGAGGACCCAGCAGATTTTTTGGACTAGACAAAAAATATCGCAACCTTATATAAATGAATCGCAAGGGTCTAGCGATCGTTGTCCTCGTGGTGATCATTCTTTTCCTCCTGTTCGGGGGCCGTCGCAGCAACTTCGGTGCCGCCCCAAGCCAGGCGGTGGGCGGCTTTAACCTGGGCACAGGCGGCGTGAACAATCATGGCATGGCGGCGGCCGAGGGCATGCGCCCCGCCCCAGCGGGCTCCATGGGCGACAACATCGGTCAGACCGTGTCGTCCGCCAGCCTGATTCCCCGTGACGTTGTGGCGACCGAGGACTTTGGTCAGTTCAGCCCAGACAAGATCCTGGGCAACCAGAACTACCTGGATCCCCGCAGCCAGATTGGTTACCCCGAGACCCTGGGCGGCGTTCTGCGTAACGCCAACCAGGACATCCGCTCGGAGCCACTCAACCCCCGCACCCCAGTGAGCATCTTCAACCTCAGCACGATCCCCCCAGACGTGATGCGCCCCAAGTTCGAGATCGACTACGAGTACAGCTAGTTAGACTAAAGAAATTCCTTGCGTTAAGCTTGGTGTAAATAAGTGCTTTGCACTTACTAAATATGGACTTTAAAACAGCCATGACCGAGTGGGTTGGTCTCAAAGCCCAGTTGGCCGCAGCTCGCAAAGATCTCGGTGTTTTGAATAAACGCGAAAAGGATCTTCGCCAGTTTGTGACTCATCATATGAAGGAAAACGAAATTGACACGGTCCGGGTTCACGACAAGGTCAAGGTGAATCTAAAGACGAAAAAAACACGTGGTGGGATCACCAAGGATGTGATTAAAAGGGGTCTAGCATCATTTTTCGGCGGAAACGAGGCCCAGGTGGAGGGGGCCTTCCAGGCGATTCTGGACGCTGCTCCAGTACAAGAAAAATCAGGCGTCTCCGTGTCAGGCCTCAAAGAGCTGGCTTAGAGGACTGAAACGTATAAACATTAAGTAAAAATGGGTATCAACGACGAATACTCGCGCGACGCCTATTTGGGCGACCACTACGCTTACGACTCTGATGGTTCTGATGATTTTGATCAGTACGTTGACGATGAGAGTTGGCAAGATTTGTACTCTGAAGAGCTCCTTTTCTCATGGGAAAAAATCAACGAGTTCGCTCATGACAACTATCTTATTTTTGACAGAAATTGCAACTATCCAAACTTTGTCAATTTTGTGATGGATTGTAGCAAGTGGAACCCCATTCAACGATCATTTTACGGTGAAGCAATTTGGAACAAAATCAAGGATGTACCGGCTATTTCTGATCGTGTCCAGGCTGAGAACTTTTACTCGTGGTTTGATTCTCAGCTAATATAAATGATTGACATCACCGGCCCCAAAGTGTTGGTGCCTACGCTCCTGTTCGCCCTCTTGAGTCCAGGTTTGATTACGAGTCTCCCCCCAGGCTCTGGACTTTTGACCCAGGTTCTGTTTCATGCGCTCATTATGGCCATCCTCTCATGGGTCATCATCAATTTTGTTTTTAAATTCACCATGACCACAGCCGACCTGATTGTTCCAGCCATCCTGTTTGTGTTGTTGACCCCAGGTGTGCTGCTCACCCTTCCACCCGCCTCAGGCGGCGCATTCTTTTCAGGGGAAACGGGACTCGTGCAGGTTATTGTGCACGCAGTGGTGTTTTCCATCACGTTCGCGTCACTGCGGGGCTTCTTTCCTCAGTTCTACTAGTAGATGAAAAACCTCGTCATAGGTCCAGGTGCGATGGGGTTCTTCCTTTATCTTGGAGTAATCTCCAAGCTCAAGAGGGAAGGAAACCTTGATGATCTTGAGGCGATTTCGGGGGCGTCGGCGGGAGGCCTTCTCGGCTTTATGTATTGTCTGGCGAAAGGCGACCCCACGAAGGTTCTGGATTTTTCACTTAATGTTCCATTAAAACAGATTATGAAACCAAATATAAAGGTGCTTCTCAAAGATTATGGTCTAATACCCCACTTGAAAATACGCAAGGTGCTCTCTGACGCGTGCCGCCTCTTTATGGATAAAGAAGATGTTACGTTTCAGGAACTCTATGACTGGCACCCTATAAAGCTATACACATCAGCTTACTGCGTGGACTTTATGAAGACTGTTTATTTTTCAGTGGATGCGACCCCCTCTATGAGCGTTTTGGACGCGGTATGCGCTACGATCGCCATACCGTTCCTATTTTCTAGTGTAAAATTGAAGGATGGCTGGAACTATATAGATGGCGGGTCAGCGGAGGTGACTCCCGGGGCTCCATTTTTGGGTAAAAATCCAGACGATGTTTTTTCCATGAAACTTGCTTGGTCAAGATTGGAAAAGGTTAAGGATCTCAAGACGTACGCGATTAGTATCCTCTATTCTACTATGAAATTGCGTCATTCATATGAGTGGCCGGTGTTGGACATCAGTGTAGAGGGTGATGACGTGTATGATTTTAACGCGTCAAATGATAGCAAGCTCAAGATGTTTCTCAAAGGGTACTCTCAGAATTTTTCCCAGTAGAGAATAACAATGAAATCAGCACTGCGTTCTAGCCACGTCCGTCGTGTGACCCGTCGCGTTGTTCGCGTCAAGTCAACCAAGAGTCGCACCGGCTATTCTTACGTCCGCAAGTCGGCGACAAGCCGCGTGTCGGCTGTCCCCGCCAAGGATGTTGGTGCGGCCGGCAAGAGCACCAAGGTTATCGGTAAGCTCAAGGGTGGTATGCTCACCAAGTACGGGTACCACCCTGTGGAGGCGAAGACCAACCGTCACAAGGCGCTCACCAAGGGCATCACCAAGGGTGAAAAGCCCGTTTCCGTGATGCGCCGTCTCATCGCCATCAGCACCCTGACCAAGCGGACCCTGCCCCGCGCGTCCCGCATCTACAAGCAGGACGCCATGTGGATCCGCAGCAAGTACGCCAAGTCGTTCGGGCAGAAGAAAATGTCGGCCTAAATTAAGATGGTCTCTCTGCGCGAACTCAGGGGGTCGGCCAACAGAAACAACAGCAGGGCACTCGCCTTGCGCCCAAACACGTCAGGACTGAACATCCTGGCGAACGCGGCCGCGGGAAATATGCAGGTCGTCAAGCCTCGCGTCAGTTTCCAGAGAACGCGCAAGGTGATCAAGTTCGCCGGAAAGTCCTTAGTGACGGTCGCCGCCATCAAGGGGTTGGAGACCCTCCTCCCGGGTTCGTACTTGGCGCCCCACATGACCGCTCAGCTCGTGCTCGCCATCCCACAGGCGTACCAGAACATCAAGGCGGGCCGAGCCGCCCTTGTGTCCACCGTCCCCGCTGTGACGGTCGCTTGGTACATCACCTATCTGGCTGCGTCCGGAATCATGCAATCGTACGTCATCTCCCAGAACTCGAGCGCATTTGCTAAAGTCGGCAACCTCTTTGGCCGGGCGGTCGAGAAGCACATCAAGGGTTCGGCCGCTCGTTCCTCCTTCAAGTATCAGTTTATGAAGATATTCGGACACTTCATCTATGCCTACATGACCTACCGCGGCGCGATCTCCGGAGTCTCGGCCAATAAGTTTGCATCCGGTTTTGCGGCAAATTCTTCGGGTGCCGTGGGAAGGAGTCTGGTGAATGGCCTCAAGTTTGGCTACCGCGCAGCCAAGGCCGACCCGATGACCACGGCCATCGTCGCCACCGGGGTGGCCAGCCTCGCCCTCCGAGCCGCCACTCTCAGGAAAAATACGACGTCCCGGTCTAGGTCCCGGGGCGCCAGCCGCCGACTGAACCTCGCCACCGCCTAGACCCACTCAACAGGGTCCCAAATACCATGGATCGCTGGACCTATTGGGAAAAACGGTTCTATAGACCACTCACCTGTATGACTCAAAAGATCCATGAGGATATGGAAAGCATAAATTTTTCTAAAATTTGAATTTCTAATAAAAATTAGAAACCATAAAGAGTGTGGTAGCTTGTAAAAATATGTATAGGAGTACCAGTTTTTTATCTCCCGCCAAGGCGTGTTTGGGTCCACAAACGCCCCCCCGGGTGACAAAAAAAGTGCCATGGGCAGGTCAGGGGCGATGGCCCAAAACGCGTCTTCCAACCCTAACTCTCCAAAGTAAAGTCGTGACGTCACCAAGTGTCCTATCCAGAACATCCCTTCTAAAGGATAACATTGCTTTTCAAGCAGGGGTTATGGAGTATACTTTGCGTAATATTTCCAATGACATCTGGGAGTCGCTCGGGCCTGGTTACTCGGAGTCTGTGTACCACTCCGCCTTTGAGGTGGCTCTGAGAAACCAGGGCATCTACTACGAGACTGAGCGCATCATCCCCGTGTTTTATTCAGGACAGAACGTGGGCAACGTCCGGGCCGATCTCATCATTGACCGCAAGGTTGTGGTGGAGCTCAAGTCGGTAAGCAAGCTCAACGAGGTTTACCGAATTCAGACCCGAAATTACCTGACGCTCTTGGAGATCAAGACGGGATACCTGATCAATTTTCCAGACAAAAATGGACCCCTGGAATTTGAGGAGATTGTCCTCAACCCTCCACCTCCTATGCCTCTTGAGATGATTGATTGTTAATTAGTCTTTTACGAGTCCACCCATTACTATAGTAGTACATAAAAACTTTAATTCTTAATTATACCGTACGAATAAACTCCCATTTGAGCTCGTTACATATCTTCTCCCAAATTTGATCCTGTATGTAGAGCTTCTCACGGCTTTTGAGGAGCGGGAAGCACGGGAGATACTGATCCTCGGAGAGGATTTCGCACATCTTGTACAAGACAAATGAATATGATAAAAAGTTTTTGCGATTTATTGGTTTATGCTTCTCAAATGGTGCCTGAATAGCGTGAAACATTATACGTAATTTATCCTCAAGCTCTTGAGGCATCGTTGGAGGAGTGATACCGCTTACTATACTTGCTATATATGGTACATGTTCATAATACTTTGCGTAATTTAGCTTTTTCAAAAGGGTCTTGACTTTTTCATGAGTGATTTCGTTCAGGTCCTTCACTTTTTGCTTTCTGAATTCTGTTCTTAATTTAGCAATGACGTCTTCAGGGACGTGTGTAGACTCTTTGGCTTGGAACTGACTTATCCATTCATTGAAATGATTTTCACGTTTGTAAGAATATACTATGTGTTTTTCTATTTCCTGCTCCTCCTTGAATCCCACCTCTTCACTGAGGATGTACTCAACCGCCCCGCACTTCCTGCAAATCTCCTCAGATGCTGATTCGTCAAATATACGGCCGTACATGGTCCCGCATTTTGGACACGGCTTTTCATGCATCTCATTCTTACCCGCGTCAATAAAAGCCCCCTCAACCTCTTGAAGATATTTCTTATAAATATCTTTGCGTTGAACACCCTTGCGAGATCCCACCTCAATGTTCGCCACCTTTTTCGTCGCCCCCGAAATTGTGGAAACTTCTGCCGTGTATTCTTTAATAATAGGAACACACGAAAGAAGATACTCGGCTAACTCGTATTCAGTTGTGCACGCTTTTATTCGCTCGTCGTACCTGGCTTCCATATTTAATTACTATAGTTTAATCTCTTAACTAGAATCAATTTTTGGAGCCAAATAGAACTTGAGATCTCCTAAATTTGCAATCGTATATCTGAAGATGATTGGCATGTTCTCATTTTCAGAGTCTTGCATCAACTGTACACTGGAGCACATATTGGTAGCCTTTGTGAACAAGTTGATATACTTGAGACTGAAGGTGCTCCCGGTCC